AGTCAATTTTAAAGAATATTGGTTAAAGCAGAGATCGAAACGTCATTTATTCTTTTATCTTTATTCTGAGAGTGCACATAAGTTTAAGTATAAACAATTAAATCTTCAGCACAGGTTTGATCATTATAAAATATTGATTGAGACTATGGATACTGGTTTTAAAGAAGCTCTTACAGAAAGGCCCGATCTATTTGCAGGTGTCAATATGTGCCATTTATTTGGTACTAAAGTTGATGCAGGGTTTAGTTATCAAGATCAGACAGGAAAGGATACTACTTATCGTACAGATCAACTTGTGGATTTTGGACCAAAAGCAGATGATTAAATTGTTGTTGTGATTTGAGGATTGAGAGAATTTAATAAGGGCTACCTACGAGTGGTGGTCTCAATAAGTTTTATTTGAGGATTCAATAAATGAGTATTGGACCCGATATTAAAGAAGTCCTGCAAGAGGTGGGAACTGCTTTTACATTAATTCGAGATAGTGGAAATATATCGGATGAACATTTAGATTATGAATTAAATGCACAAGTAACTAAACCTTTTATACAGGAATTTTTTTTAGAAGCAACTTTATCTTACGATACTGTTGCCATAGTTGGTGATGTTCTCGAATTTGACTCTCTTGGAACTCGTTTTTTATTAATGAACAAAACTCCAGAGATGTTTGAGGATGCGGTCATTAGTTATGCAGCAGTCTTATATAAAACAAATGTTTCCATTGAAATTCTCCGTCCTTCCGAAGCCGGTTGGCATCGTCATAGTTTTCAAGAAATAACTACCTGGACAAGTATTGCTACAATTGATGGTCTCTTAACAACCCCTTTATTTGGTAATGATCTTGATACCAATGAAGAAATAGGATTAATAGGTTTAAAAGAGAATGAGTTATATATACCAAGTTCTGTTGGTATTCGAGAGTTGGATAGAGTTTGGATTTCCTCTTCAGAATATTATCGAGTGGAATCTGTAAAGAAAAGAAGATATTCAGCAATAGATGTTGTAGAATTAGGAAATGATACAAGACCTCTTACAGTTACAACGACAAGTACGACTACTTCTACGACTTCAAGTAGTAGTTCAACAATTAGTACAACCAGTACAACATAAGGAAGATGCAATGAATTCATTAAATAAAATAGTTTGTTTAGTATGTAAATCCATTTATTACAGTACTTGGACTCAAGAAGAAGTAGAAAAATCTGATTGCCCTTATTGTAAGAAATTTATTGATGAAATATTATTGCCAAAAGGAGAAGCAAAACAAATAGAAGGGAAATATATATGTTAACCCTATATATAGAAAATAAATGGGAAGGATGTGTATTAACAGTTTTTTTACTTCCTGCTGAAGAAAATAAAGATGTGAGAAAAACCATAGAATCTTTTATTACGGATAATCTTTCTGTTAAATTTGTTTTAGTTAATAATATAAAAGAGATTAATGACAGTAAAAAAGAAACTCCTTGGTATGGCGTTTTTTATGATAATGAGTTTCTTGAAGAAAAATTGACAGAAGCCCTGTCCACTTTTTTTATATTAGAGAAAGCTGATATTCTTGTTGTTTTTAAATTGATAAAAGAGAACGCTTTATTTTTTCCTCGTTTTTATAGAGATTGGATTCTTTTGAAAGAAGATCTCACTCCTTTACAAGAGGGATTAAATCATCAGAAAATATTAAATGGTTGGATTTTGGAGAATAAGAAATGACAGAAGGATTGATACAAAATCAGTTTATGCAAATCAAAGTTACTTTTATAGCTTCTGATCTTCGTAGGATATACAGAGCTATTAATAAAGTAAATAATTGTGTGAAAAGAGAATCAAGAGATTTGCCTTTTCGATGTGCTGTTGATTTTAGAAATCTGATCATTTTGAATATAAATAGTCAAAAGCACATGGGGCAATACGCTCCTTATAATGAGAGATATGCTGATTGGAAAAAGAAAACTACAGGAGGCTCTAATTTTTGGATATTATTCGGACATTTGGTTAATAATTTGTCTGTTTTTCCTGTAGGATCTAAAAATGCGTGGATGTCAGGAATTCCATTAGGAGTTAAAGATCAGGGGGGAACTTCTATGTTTGGGGGAAAAGGACGATCAATGCTTATCTCAGTTTATGGAAGATGGATGGAATTTGGTAGAAGGGGACAACCCGCTCGTGCTTTGTTTGCCCCCACTACTGAAGAATATGCTCAAGGGGGATGGAAAAACAGAAATGAAGAATCCACTTTTTTTATTAGAAAAAGTTGGAGTTAAAGAATGAAAACTGCCAAAGACTATATTGAATTAATAGATGAAGAATATTATGTGGCAAAGAAAAGAGGATTTTCTCGATTTAGTAAAGAATGGGGAATATGGTCTTCTATAATGAATAGAACTTTACGAAGAAGAACAGAGGGTAAAAATGACATAGAAACTATAAAATTAAAATATATTTTTATTTATTGGTCTTTAATGTCTGAATTGCTCGAATTTCATTATAAATATAAAGTATCACATAATAAGAAAAAAGAGATGATTAGAGAAGAAACAAGAAACATAAAAAACATCATATTAACTGGTGATGGATTACAACCTTTATCTGAAGAAGAATTAGTTGCTCGATTATTGAAAGGAACTTTGAAGTAAACTACTGACAGCTAAAGCAGTCAGCTTTAAGAGGAATATGCGAAATGAGAGTTTTAAAAATCTATTCAAAAGAGACTTTTGTTGAATTGGAATTATCTATGACTCAAATTCATTTGTTACTTTGTTTTTTGGATAAGTGTCATGTTGAATATAGTAGTAAGGAAGATCCTATTATGGTTGAAGCTGATAAATATGTCAAAAATGATTTTTTTAAAACATTAGACAAACTTTATGACCAATTTAATGAGAAGAAATTTTAATTATGGCATTAGACCCAACAGCAAGAGAAGCTAATTTTAAAGACAGTATCAAAAAGTATTTTGTTGAGACTTTGAAAGACATAGAGAATCTCAATCTGTCTTTTGATAAAAGTCTTTCAACTCCATATCTTCAAGGAGTTTCTGTAAATAAATGGGTGATAATTAATTGGGGTCATTTTTTAAGAGGCACTTTATCAGAAGCGACTATAAATATTTTACCTTGTGTTCGACAGGATAATGAGGGTTTTCAATTAGCACAGTTATCAGATAAAATATTAGGTTATTTAACAGACACAAGTGCAACACATGGAATGAAGACAATTACTTTTTATAGGAGTTATCCTAATCAAGTATGGACGGTTTTAGGGGGATTGATGGTTTGGGATATTATAGAATCAGGAACATTAGAAGCTTCTGATGAAACTAAATATAAAATAATAACTGTTAGGTTTAAATTTGCTTCTAAGATTTGAGAGGATAAAGTCAACTACCGTCAGCTAAAGCAGACGGCTTGTAACTCCCCTTGTGGGGGTTACGATAGGTTCGTTGACTGAAACCCTATATTTTAAGAAAGGAGGATGCTCCATTCCTCTGCCACCTGAAGGAGGCAGTTTTCTGGCGCAATAATTATGAAGGGATTTCTTGTATGTTCAAAATGTGGGAAGAAACTATTGAGAAGAAGACACAATGGTCTTTTTTCCTTTGCTTTTGGTAAATGGTCAAGAGAAATCAAAGTAGTTATTAACGGAAAAGAAGTTCCTTTAGGACCTCTTGTTCAAATAGAAATTTTTGGTTCTTTAAGAATGAAATGTTTTAGGGAATTATGTAGGATTAAATATCCAGATCATTGGAATGAGTTTACTTTTTTTCCTAAAATAGAAGAGAGAGAAGAATAGTTTTTCAATCGACTGCTGATCGAAAGTTCTACCGGCATTATTTTAAAAAAGAAAGGAGGTGATACTATATGCGAACAGGACCAATTACACAAGATACCACGACAGTAGCATTGGGACTTGCTGAAATACGAATAGGGAACTCTGCTGCTTATATTGGACAAAGGAGAGCTATTTTACCAGCAACAGCTTCAATAGGGGCTTTGGCAAATACGAAGTTTATTGGAAATGCTGAGTTCTTCAAATTAGAATCTGGATTTCCTCTGGTTGAAGACACTTCTTTTCCTTTGAGAGAATCTGCTGCTCTTGAGTGTGCTTTTAAAGAGATTACTCCTGCTAATGTTGCTCTTTCAAGAGGACTTGATCCAGATAATTATGCTAATGCCCATTCAGGAGAGATTTATTTAGGAACGATAACAACCCCTTCTTTTATACGAATGGAGGCTATTTACACCTATCCTGATGGAACGAATACAATGAAAGTGATCTTTCCAAGGGCTCAAGTGACTTCTACAACAGAAATTGATTTTGCGACTGAAGATGTTGCCACTGTCCCTGTTGTTATTACATCTAAAAGTGCGGATGACGGTGTTTCGGGAGGAAATAAGATTTGGAATGGTTGTCCTCTTGGAATGATTATATGGGATGATGGTACTGGAACAACTACTTCTACGACTTCAAGTTCCAGTAGTACTACGAGTACAATGTAATATTGAGGAGGTAATTTAACATGGAAAAGCCGGAAGAATTAAATGAAACAATAGAAGATTTGCAAAATCTTAATCCGCAGGTTGCGACCGTTACAATTGGAGTTCGCAACTTGCGGAAGATTAAATTATACCCTTTAGCAGTGGGGGATCAGATGAGAATGACCACTCTTGTTGGTTCTGCCATCTCTGCTTTTGTTACGAGTAAAGAAGCTGCTAATGAAGCTGCTATGATAGGATTTTTTCTTAATCTGATTAATAACAATTTAACTAAGTTTTTGGGACTTGCGATTTGTGAAAGACCAGATGAGAATGACAAATATCCTAAATCAGAAGAATTGTTATGTGATATAACCAATATGCAAGCTTCAGAGATAGCAAAATATATTTTTGAAGTGAATTATGAGACTTCCGTAAAAAACTTCAAAGACCTCTTCGAGAAGGTGAGAGGATTATTTCCCTCGGAGAGGTCATTACCACAGTCTGTGAAAGATACTCTTACCGACTTAGAGACATCTTTGGAAGAACCTTTAAGCAAGGAGGACTTACAGGAGGTCAAATGAGTGTTTTGTTTAAACAGTCCTTAAAAAGAGAAGAAGAAAGGTTTAAAATGGAAGCTATTTTTCATGGTGCACAAATAGACGATCTTTCTAAAGAGAAAAAGAGTGGAAAAGAAAACACTTTTACTTTTAAAGATCCTAAAGAATATGATTATTTATCGTTCGAGCAAAAGAAAGAATTGACAAAAAAGATGAAAATGAAACATAAAAGTTGGGCCACTGGAACATTATCACAAATAGGAAAAAATAATGGTTGATCAAGCATTAACATTAGGAACTCTTTTTACAGGAAAAGTAGATGCTACTTTTCGTAAAGCTACTTCCGATTTGAAGATTCTTCTTGATCGTTTGCATAGAGCTTCTACTGGAGTAAGTACACAGATGGGTAGAACAGGAGCGGTTACAGGAAAAACTAAAGATGAATTTACCCAGATGAACAGACAGTTATCAAGAGTTACTGGTGGATTCCAAAGATTGACGGCTGCTGCTAAAGTAACATTTGCTTATGGACTTGCCGCTTCTGCTATTTTTGGATTTATAAATACTCTGAAATCAGCGATAAGTGTAATTTTTGAATATGATCAAGCTTTAAAAAATTTGCAAGCGATCACTTTATCTACAAATGCTGAAGTTGCTGCTATGGGAGTTGAGATAAAAAGAGTTGCTTCAATTACTAAATATTCTGCTCAAGAAGTGGCAGAAGCCACTATTATTTTAGCACAAGCTGGTTTTACTACTTCAGAAGTATTAGCTTCTATTAATGCTGTTGCTATGCTTGCTACAGGGACTCTATCTAATATGGCAGATACAGCCGATCTTTTGACTACAGCTATTCGTGCATTTGGAGAAGATGCTTCTGAGTCAGGAAGAATAGCAGATATTTTTGCCAATGTTGTTAATTTTTCAAAAGCTACGATTGATAAACTAAGAACCTCTTTTAACTATTTAGGGCCTATTTCTCGTTTAGCAGGACTTTCATTGGAGGAAGTAGGAGCAGGAGCAATGATTCTTTATAATGCTGGTTTAAGAGCTTCTACAGTAGGTACAGGATTCAGACAAATATTGTCACGTCTTGTTAATCCCTCTGAAAAACTTCGACTTATTATCAAAGCTACAGGAGCAGATATAGAAAAATTAAATCCAGGAACAGCTACTTTTGTGGAAATGATAGGGGAACTTGAAAAAATGTTGGGAAATGCTGTTCCTGCTGCAATTAGAGCACAAAGGGCTTTTCAAATGTTTGGATTAAGAGGGGCCGCTCCTGCCGCTGCTTTTGCTCAAGCGGGTGTTGCTGGTTTGCAAGATATGTTGGATAAAGTATATCAAACAGGATCAGCGGCAAAGATGGCAGAAATACAGATGGAAGGTCTTGGTGTAATGGCTAAGAATCTAATGGATAAGATTCAATTATTAGCTGTAGCTATTGGTGAAGGAGGGATAGGAGGGGCTTTTGCTGCTTTATTGGGTGTCTTACGTCCTTTTGTGGATTTGTTAACCCTTCTTGCAGAAACATATATTGGAAAAATGATTATAGCAATTACTTCTCTTACTACCGTACTTTTATTAAGCAGAATCACTATAAAATATGTAATTGTGCAACTTTCTGCATTAGCTTTGGGATATAATGTTGCAACGATAAAAGCAATGATGTTGGCAACCCATCAAAATATGTTGACTGTTGCATTAGCAGCTACTTCAAAAGCATTGAAATCTTTATGGACAGCTATGTTAGCTAATCCTTTTATAGTAATAACAGCAGGATTGGCCGCTATTGCTGTTGGATTATTAACTTGGATAAGACATCAAAAACAAGCAAAAGAAGAACTTAAAGAAAGTATAATTACGATGGAAGCTGAAGTTTCTACTTTGAAAAAATATCAAGAGAAGTTGAAAGAAACAGAAGAAGATGAAAGAGGGCATAGTGCTGCAATGGATAGATTGATTAAACAATATCCAGAGTTAATAAAGGTTGTAAATTTAGCAACGAAATCATTTACTGATGAAGGAGAAGCATTAAAGAAGCTTATTAAAGAAAAAGAAAAAGCAGAATTAGTAGAAAGAGCTTCTTTAGCCGCAGAAATACTTAGAGATAAAAAAAGACAGAGTAGTGTTTTAAAAGCATTAGAGGGAAGAACCGAATTGCAGAAAAAAAGTGGAGAATGGAGAAAACAATATGATGAAGCGAAAGCAAAAATAGAAGGTTTAGATGTTGAATGGAAAACAAGTTTAGTTGGTATGGCAGAAGGAATCAGGATGTATGGTACTGGTGCTGCTTCCAGTGTGGAAGAAATATCTTATGTTTTATCTGCTGTAATGAAAATGAATGTTAATGATGTAAAAGAATATGCTGTTGAAATTTCAAAGTTTTATAAAGATTTACAAAAACAACAAGAAGAATCTATTGAATCTAATGCTGATTTTATTGCTGAACAGAAAAAACTTTTAGCTGGTTTAGGAAAAGGAGAATGGTTAGAACTTTATGAGTCTTTTAAAGGAGATCCTGGAAAAGAAGGGACACTTCTTGTATTTTTAGATACATTACAGAAGAAAATTACAAAAATGGCAGAAGCTGGAAAAAATGTAGGATTAATACCAGCACAAATTGATGCAATAATAAAAGATCAGTATGCAAAAGGTTTTGAAACTTTTACAAAAAAACAATCAGAAGCACAAAGAGCACAAGAAAAGTTTCAAGATACAATGTTAAGAGATCTACTTGAATATAATGATAAAGCACGAAAAGCGGATGAGTTGGGAGCTTTGATGGCTAAAAAAGAAAGAGACGAAAAAATTCAAGCTTATGAAGATCAGACGAAAATAAGAGAGCATCTTGTTTTAAGTGAAAGAGTGTATCAAGCAGAACTTCTTAGTATAAAAGAGAAGTATACAGAAAAAGAACAAGCTATTTATGATGAATTAGCTACAGGTATTGCTAAAACTCTTGAAGAAAAACAAGCAAAAGAATTAGCTGTTTTGGATATAAAATATATCAAATTAAGAAAAAAAGCAGAAGAAGAAGTTGATGATAAAGAAAGGTTAAAAGAACTTTTATTGACAATCGAGAAAAGTTATCAAGAAGAAAGACAAAGTATAATTGATGATTACCAAAAACGTGAAGAGAAAAAGCACGAACAAGCTGAAAAAAAAGCAAATAAATTGTGGAAAGACGTAATAAAAGTACGTATTGAAATGGCAGATGAATGGCTTAGACAGCATAAAATCACTATGGAACAATATCTGCAAATTCTCACAGACGCTCTTGAAATGGATTTAATTGATTATGAAGAAGCTTATAGAAGGAAAATAATTGTTACAGGAACTTGGCTTGAACAGTTTAAATACGGTTTAGGATTAAGTTTAAAAGAAACAAAATCTTGGGGGGAGACTATAGTAGAAATTGGTAAAGATGTAGCAGAGAAGATAAGTTCGGAATTTGCACAATCTTTTACAGAATTTATTGATGGCACAAAAAATGCAAGGGAGGCTTTTTCAGAGTTTGCAAAAGATGTACTTAGATGGTTAGCTGAAATGATCGTTAAACAGATGATATTTAATGCTGTGTCTGGATTTATTAAAAGTTTTTCTCCAAATTTTTTTACTCCACAACAACCAGGCTATCTTCCTCCAGTATCTGGACAAGGTTCTTATACTGCTCATGCCAAAGGGGGTGTTCTTTCTGAAGACATTATAGGAATGGGAGTAAGAACTGGAAAGACTCATGTTCTGCATAAAGATGAAACCATTATTCCTGCAGGAGAAGGAAAAAGTAGTGTAAACGTAAAACTTATTGTAAATAATAATACAGGACAACCAGTAAAAGCTCGACAGGAAAAACCAAGATTTGATGGACAAGAAACCATAGTAACTTTGTGGCTTGATGCTTTTGAAAGAAATAAAATGGGATTAAGAGAAAGATTAGGGGTGAGTTAAAATGCTTTCATTTCCTTTAATATGTAATAATGAAAGAACTTCTGATTGGGAACTGTTTGATCAAGTCAGAAGCAGACCTATAGTCAGAACTCCTTTTGAAAATGGAGCAGTACAGACAAGAACAAGAGTTACCACTTCTCGATGGAAATTTTCAGTAGGAGCAAATCTGATGACAACGGCTTTATACGATACTCTTACTGCTTTTTTTGACGCTAATCAAGGAGGAGCTTTTGATTTTATTCATCCGATTACAGGAGTTACACATGAAGTTCGTTTTTCTGAAGATGAATTGCCTGGAGCGAAACCTACAGGTACTGGTTCAAATGCTCGATGGAGTATATCAGGAATTGCTCTTGAAGAAACTGCTGGTTCTACAGTAGTAACTGAAACTACAACAACTTCGACTACAAGTACCAGTTCATCTTCAAGTTCAAGTTCAACCAGTTCTACTATATCAAGCACTTCGAGTATAAGCAGTACAACTACAACGACAACATGATAAAGGAGTATAATGTCATTATCGGCAGTAGCATATTTAGAAAAAAATAAATTAGCTTCGACAGGAGTATGGATTGTTCTTTTAAAAATCCAAACTCCAAAAGGAATAATTATTAGAATTTGTGCGAATACAGAAGACGTTATATGGCCTGTAACTGGAGGAGATACATATATAGCTTTTCCTTTTGAACTTGATGAAATTGGAGAATCAAGTAAAGGAGAGATCCCACAACTTACTATTAGAGTATCTAATGTTAGCAGAGTTATGCAATCTTATATGGAAGCAGAAGATGGGATGGTCAATTCAGAAGTTATTATCAGAGTTGTTCATTCCACTCATATTACTACTGCTTCAAAAGGAGTGGGCATTCATAATCTTAATCCTGAAGCCATAGCGTATTATGATATAATTGATTCTAATGTTGATAATCAATGGGCTTCATTTATTCTTGGAGCTTCGAGTCCTTTTAGAATGAGATTTCCAAGAAATAGAGTTTTGAGGAATTTTTGTAGATACAAAGCTTTTAAAGGAGCGCAATGTAAGTATGTAGGAGTACAAACAACCTGTGATAGAACTCTTTATACTTGTAGAAATACTATGAAAAATTCTAATAATTTTGGAGGGGCTCCTGGAATAGGAAGTGGTGGTACTTATGTTTAAGGATCTAATTGGGACCCCATTTATACTTGGAAAAACAGACTGTTGGTGGCTTGTACGTGAAGTCTTTAACAGATATGAAATTATTATACCAGATTATAATTTAGCTTGTGAAGCAGTAAAGAAAGTTAGTTCTGATAATGAAGCTGTTGCAAATGTTGTTAATTCGTCTATTCAATCTTATGAGAATGAATGGGAATTATTAGAAGAACCAAAAGAACCCTGTCTTATTGCTTTATCATTAGGAGTTCCAAGAGGATTTTTTAATCATACAGGAGTATATATAGGAAAAGGAGAATTTATTCATACCAGAAGAAGAATAGGATGTTGTGTAGAAAAAATAGAACATCCACTTTATAAAAATTGTGATAAGAGATATTATGAATATATTGGATAAAAATAAAATAATGATCACTGCGATTAAAGATCCTTTTGATCCTTATAATTCCAGGATTATTGAATATAGAGAATGGGAAGAAAAAAATGTCTTTAATTATATGAAAGAGATTTACCCTTTGATGCCCGAAGATTGTGATGTTGTGGTTAGTATTAATGGTAAAATTATTAAAGATGTTCATAATATATTTCCAGACAAAGGAGATAATTTAGTTTTTTGTCTTGTATTGGGGGATGATGTTCTTAGAACAGTGGCCTTTATTGCTGTAGCGATTGTTTCAATATATCTTCCTCCTGTTTGGGGACTTACAGGAATATATGCTGCTACTGCCAGTGTTGTTATGGCTACAGCAGGAGCCCTGATTATAAATGCAGTACTTCCTCCACAAATGCCTTCTTTAGGAGGAACAGGTAGTTTTGAATCAACATCTCCTACTTATAGTTGGGGGGCTTTAGATAATCCTTCTGAAGAAGGATTTCCTTGGCCCGTTATTTATGGAACAGTCAGAATATTCCCTTATCTTATAGGTAAATATATTGATGAAGTCTTAGAAATTCCTGTGCAACAATCTATATATAATGGGGGAAGTCTGTCAGCTATGAAGCATTCTATTTTTTTGAATAATGTTCCCCAAACATTAAAAAGTAAACAATATTTGAATCTTTTATTTTGTATAGCAGACCATTCAGTTAATACAATAGATTCTATAGAAATAAATGGGAATGATTTTGATCAATATAAAGGAGTTTCATCAGTAAAGAGATATGGTTCTAATACTCAAACAGTAATTCCTAATTTTAATGATACTATTCAAGGAATTGTAGTAGGAGATAAACTTTCAACAAGTTGGTCTGCTTCATATACCACACCCAGAAACGACACTCAGGAGATTATTGTGGGAGTTAATCTCCCTAATGGTTTATTCTATGTAAACGATGATGGAGGAATGTCGAATACAACTATTTCTATTTCTATTCAATTTAGACCAACTTCAGGAGGAAGTTGGGTGACCTGGATTCCCAATGACATTACAGCAGGCCAAAAAACAGCTATTACAAAGAAATATAAAATACAGAATTTATCCCCTAATGAATATGAAGTTCAGGTTAGACTCACTGGTGCTCTTTTAAGTGGTCTCAGATACAGTAATGATGCTTATTTTGATTTTCTTCAAAGTAAGATTTATGATGATTTTACATACCCTGGTGTTTCTTTATTGTCTATTAAAGCTCTTGCTACAGATCAATTAAGTGGGGAAATGCCTCGGATTTCTACTCTCGTTACTCGTAGTACTGTTCCTGTGTGGACAGGAACTCAATGGACAAACAAAGCAGCTACTAATCCAGCTTGGGCTTGTTATGATATGTTGGTTAATCAGAATTATGGGGGAGGAGTAGCTCCTGGCAGGATGCTTTATCAGGAGTTTTCTAATTGGGCGGATTTTTGTACTACGAATGGATATGTCTGTAATATGTATTTTGATATGTTCTCATCTTTCCCCGAAGCATTAGCCAAGATTTCTACAATAGGTAGAGGAAGAGTTGTTCAAAGAGGAACACAATTCGGAGTGGTTGTGGATAAAGCAGATTCTCCAGTACAGTTATTTGGAGTAGGAAATATAATAGAAAACACTTTCAGAGAATCTTATTTATCTTTAAAAGACAGAGCTAATGTAGTTGAAATATCATATTTTGATGCTACTAAGAGTTACAGCAGACAGACATTTGAAATAAGATCTGATACTTTTGATGCTGATACGGATATTGAAGAAAAGAAAATAGCTATTGTTCTTTACGCTTGCACAAGCAAAACAATCGCTTTGAAATATGCTAAGTTTCTTTTGAACTGTAATAAATATTTTGTTAGGAATATTTCGTTTGAAGTGGGAGTAGATGCTATAGCTTCTCAAGTAGGTGATGTAGTTTGGGTATCCCACGATGTTCCTCAATGGGGATATTCAGGAAGAGTCCTTTCTGCAAGTTCTAATACAATACAAATAGACAGAGAAGTAACATTGAGTCCGGGTACAACTTATCACATACTTGTACGTCATTCAGATGATGATGCTCTTGAAGAAGTAGCAATAGAATCAGTTACAGTAGAAACTACTACTAATCTTTTGAGATTATCAAGTGTTTGGTCACAAATTCCCATAGCAGATGATGTTTATACTTTTGGTATAATTAATAGAGTAGCAAAAGAATTCAGAATCAATTCTATTACCCGATCACAAGAAATGACTCGTAGAATTGAAGCTCTCGAATATCGTTCTGAAGTATATAGTGATTCAATTACTATTCCTGATTATGAGCAGGAATATGATTTACCCTCTGTTAGTTATTTAAGAGCAACAGAACCTTATGATAACAGTACAAATTTATCTTATATATCTTTAACATGGATGGGGGTAGGGGTTCATAGAATATGGATGAAAGACGATCTCAATACAGCATGGAGTCTTTTATCTATGCAAGCAGGTAAGAATTCTTATGCTATTTTAGGACAAGAATTAAATGTAGGAACAAAATATTATTTTGCTGTATCTTCTGCTACTACTAATCCTGAAGAGGGGGAACAGGTATCAATAACTTATAGGGGTTGGGTTGATCGTCCTATTATTTGGCCTATTAGAGGACTTCAAATTCAAGGACAAGGGAATTCAACAACATGGCAAGACAGAGATGTAAAATTAGAATGGAATTTATCTACAAGTGCTTTTGTTAGTGTTGCTGGAGGGGATTTACTGGGTGCAGGAACGTTTCCTCCTCTAACTGATTTTGGTGGTTATCGCATAGCTATTTTAAATCCTAATCTGGTTGTCAGACGGGATTTCTTTCAGTTTGAAAATTCTTATACTTATCTTTATGATCAGAATGTTGCTGATGGAAATGGAACTCCTTCTGCTAATTTAATCATAAAAGTTTGGGCAAGAGATAAATATGGAAACGAATCGGAACAACCAGCAGTTCTTACTATTTCTAATCCTGCTCCTTCTGCTGTTAGTGGATTATCTGCAACTCCTTATATGGGAGCAGTTTTGTTTTCATGGAAAGCAAATACGGAATCAGATTTTGCATATTATGAATATAGAATAAAAGTAGAAACAGACGACTGGTCTGCTTGGACACATTGTAATTCCACTGAAAAATTTAGAGCTTTAACAGAAGCAGAAAAAACTACTTATGGTGTGGAAGCAAGAATTCATATTGAAGTCAGAGCTTACGATACTTTTGGTAGTGTTTCTTCCAGTCAAATTACTTCTACAATTCCAGATAGTTTAAATATTGATGAAGCGGATATTGCTAATTTTGCGATTACAGCTTCAAAAATATTTACAAAGATCCCTATTCTTGAAGGAGATGTTTGGATAAGTAATAGTCCGGCACAAGGATATGTTGCATGGAACGCACACACTCTTTATTATAATGGAACTGCTTATAGTATAGCAGCAGGAGATACAGATCAAAAATATATTTATTGGGATTCATTAAACTCAAATTATACTCATTCTAATACGAATCCTACACTTGCTGATAATGAATTTATAATAGCAACCAATATAGATGGATATTATGATCTTGCTTGGAATGCAATAGCTAATCAAGTTATTGGATCTGCTTACATACAAGATTTGGCTGTTTCAAATGCAAAAATAAGTAGTTTATCTGCTGAAAAAATAAATGCAGGGTATATTAATGCTGATAGAATTGAAGCTGCTTCAATAGCAGCAACTAAATTAAATGTATCAACTCTTTCCTCTATTACAGCAAATATTGGAACAGTTACAGCAGGGATAGCAAAATCATCTGATAATAAATTTACTATTGATTTTAATAATAAATGGTTAAAGGTTTGGGATGCTTCAAATGTTCTGCGTGTGCATTTAGGTTATATAGCATAATGGCTGATTATGGATTAAAAGTTTGGGATTCTGCGGGAACATTGATATTAGATCTTACTGATACTATAACCAGATTGAGATATAGTGGTGAAGTAGCAGCAGGAGTTGATGGTAGCATTGTATTAAGTGATATTAATGGAAAAAGTACAGTTGAGATAGGAGTAGCATTGGAAGATGGAAAACTACCTCATTTTGTATCAAGAAGTGGAACAACGATTTCTTGGACAGCAAAAAGTAATGCTCTTTATAGTTCATCAAATAGTTTAGTTCTTGTATTTTTATATACTTAGGAAGTATTATGTCTGATTATGGATTAAAAATAATAAATGCA